ACGTTTGTCAGGACGTTTGTCAGGCGTTTGTCAGGAACCTAAATTCAAAATAATATAATAAAATCAATAATATGTACGTTTGTCACGTTTGTCAGTAACTTTTTCTATTCTAGTGATTTTAGGGGGGTATTTTCGGGAGTCTATTTTTATAGGAGACAAACGCGCCAAACGTTCGAACCCATTCCCCCATCCCCATTTTGTGCATTTTTTCACTTTCCCGCCCTAGGTTCCCGCTCGCGCACCTACGTCCGTTCGAGGCTCTTGTTGTGAGGGAACCCCGGACGATGCTTCTGCAAGCCAGTAAGGCCAGTGCTCCGACGTCTCTGCCGCCCGTCCAGCTTCGCAAAGCTTTGGACGTGGAATTGCTGCTTCAATGGGCCTACCTGCACGAACTTCCCAAACGCAAAATCTCCTCGGCAGAAGGCATCTGGGACCGCCTGACCGAGTACGGGTCGATGGGGGGAATCAGCGTCGGTCGCGGCGCCGCTCAGCGCTATGCCCATTTCGGCCTGCCGCATCCCGATGCCGAGCGCGTCGAAAAGGCCGTCAATGCGCTTCCTGCCGTCGTCATCGATTGGAATCGGCAGTTTCCGATGCTGGCCGGAGACCTTGCCTCGCTGGTCAGCGTCAACGACGTGCAGTCCGCGCCCGCGCGCGAGCGCTGGACGCAAAAGCTTCCCGCTGCCGCCCGCCGAGGCGCCGACGGCCGCGGCATCAGCGCATCGGCGGCGCGGCCGCGCGACGTGCTGCTGGTCAATACGATCAACGTCGAGGCGCTGGTTTACTCCCATGCGGTCAAGGGCTCTCGCCCCGGCGGCTGGGACACCAGCGACATGCGCCCCATTCCGACGCTTGCCGAGCGCGGCTCGCACGCCAAAATCATCGGCATTTGCAAAGGTAAAAATTCCTACACCTCGGGATCGTTCTGTCCGCTGCGATGGTCGCCGTCGCCGGTCGCAATCCTTCTCGCTCGAGCCAACTATTTCGCCTGGCACCTCGCGCTCCGCCGGCTGGCCGACGAACTCGACCTTGCCGAGCACGTCGCCCTTCCGCCGATGGCCCCGCCATGCCCGTGGGGAGGCCAGGGAGAGCCTATTCGCTGGTTGATAGGTCCTACACGCCGCCGCAAGCAAAACCCGCTCCCGCTGCGCCCGCAGCGCCAGCCGGCCGGCCCTGCCGAGAAACCGCCCCGGTATCCGGGTCGTAGGATTTTCAGCCGCGAAAAAAAGTCTTGACAAAAGGGGGCAAAGCGAATATGCGTTCATACAATTCCGAAAATTGCGATCAAGATAGCGACGTAGCAAAAACGTCGCTGGCGGAAAAGTGCGCCAGCAACGCGCGTAAACGCGAGTATGGCGTCATCGATGCGCAATTCCGCCGCCACGCGCCGCGCGCGCGGGTCAGTCAAAAGCGGTTCGGCCATACGCTCACGATCAATTTCAGCGAGCGGCATCACGACGGATTGCTCGAATTGGCGCGGCGCACCGGCACAACCGCGAGCGAATTGATCCGATTGGCCGTCAATCGGGTTTATTTCGCCGATCTGCCTGAGAACAGAGCCAAGTGAAGTTTCAAAAGGGACAGTCGGGGAATCCCGGCGGCCGCCCCAGTGCGGTGAAAGCCATACAGGAACTGGCGCGCGTTCACGCGCCGGAAACGATCGAGATTTTGATCGGGATCGCTCGGCACGGCGACAAGGATTCGGCGCGCGTCGCCGCCGCGGTAGCGCTGCTCGATCGCGGCTACGGCAAGCCAGCGCAGGCGATCGCCGGCCCCGATGGCGAGAGCGCGCCGGAGCTTATTCACCGCATCGAGCGCACCATTGTCGATCCTCAAAATCCAGACAGCGCGGGTGTTCCGCCCACTGCTTGAGCCGGCGCGCTACAAGGGCGCATACGGCGGGCGAGGATCTGGCAAGTCGCATTTCTTCGGCGAGCTGCTGGTTGAACACTGCTTGGCCGAGCGCGGCATGCTCGCCGTGTGCATTCGTGAGATGCAAAAAACGCTGGCGCAGTCATCGAAGCGTCTCGTCGAAGACAAGATTGCCGAGTTGGGCGTCGGCCACGAATTCAAGATCTTCAACGACAAGATCGAAACGCCCGGCGATGGCCTGATCATCTTTCAGGGCATGCAGGATCACACGGCCGAATCGATCAAATCGCTGGAGGGTTACAAGCGGGCATGGATCGAAGAGGCGCAGACGCTCAGCCAGCGCAGCTTGACGCTGCTGCGGCCCACGATCCGCGCTGAAGGCAGCGAGATTTGGGCGAGTTGGAACCCGCGCCGCAAGTCGGACGCGATCGACGACTTTCTCCGGACAAAAAAGCCGGAAGGCTCGATCATCGTCAAAGCGAACTGGCGCGATAATCCGTGGTTTCCTGCAACGCTCGCCGACGAGCGCTCGCTTGATCTGGCGCTTTATCCCGAGCGCTATGATCACATCTGGGAAGGCGAATACGCCAAGGCGTTCGAAGGCGCCTATTTCGCCAAAGGGCTGACAGAGGCGCGCGCGAATGGCCGCATTGGCCGCGTCTCAGCCGATCCGCTGCTGCCGCTGCGGGCGTTCTTCGACATCGGCGGATCAGGCCGCACGGCCGATGCGATGGCGATCTGGATTGCTCAGTGGGTCGGCCGCGAAATCCGCGTTCTCGACTACATCGAGGGCGTCGGCCAGGTGCTCGCTTATTACGTCAACGAGTTGCGGGCGCGCGGTTATGCGAAAGCGATCTGCTACCTGCCGCATGACGGCGTGAATGAGAACAACGTCACCGGCAAGCGGTACGAGGATCATCTTCGTGACGCCGGCTTTGATGTGTTGCCGCCGATCGCAAACCAAGGTCGCGGCGCCGCAATGATGCGGGTAGAGGCGGTGCGGCGCATCCTACCGCAATGCTGGTTCAACGAGCCAACGACCGAGGCCGGCCGCGACGCTCTCGGCTACTACCACGAGCGCAAGGACGAGGCCCGCGATGTCGGGCTCGGGCCGGAGCACGATTGGTCGTCGCATGCAGCCGACGCTTTCGGCCTGATGGCCATCGCCTACGAAGAACCCGATCCGAGAAGACCAGAACCGCGCAAGCGGCGCTCGGCCGGCTCTTGGATGGGAACATAAGGAATACTGTCATGGCAAAGTTGACTGCCGCAAAGCGCAAGAAAATCCCGAGTAAAGAGTTTGGTGAGCCAAGTAAACGCAAGTATCCGATGCCGGATCGGCGTCATGCCGCCAACGCCAAATCGCGCGCCGCCCAGCAGCTTGAGGCCGGCAATCTGAGCCAGTCGGAGCACGATGAAATCGTGCGCAAGGCCGATCGTATTCTCTACGGAGCCTGACATGCCGCCTATCCTGCTGCTCATCGCCGTGGCCGCGTGCGTGTTCGGTGCTTTTGGACTGCTGTGGTTCGCCGCTGAAATGCACAGAGAGGACTGATGGGCCTTGTCTTTGCGGTGATTGCGTTCCTTGCCACCGTCGTGGTGTGCGCGTTCATCGAGGCCGGCAATGTCATGCGCGGCTTTCCCAATGGGGCGCCCGACACGCCGCTCTGGCCGACGCTCGGCCTCGGCATCGGATTGACCGGTCTATTCGTCTGGTCGCACTTCGCGCACTGGTCCTGGTAACGCATGGCGAAGAAAAAGCGCGGCTCCGGCAAGCCTCAGGCCGACCGGCAGGAGGATGCTGTTCGCGATTCCGCGAAGAAGCCGGAAGGCACGCAGACGCAGACGCCGTCGCCAGACGACAAGGATTTTCACAAGGAGGCGCTGGAGCGCTACGAGCGCGGCTTTCTGCGCGATCGCTTCAATCAGGATCGCGCTTATGAGGATTTGCGATTTTTGGCCGACGAGGGGCCGGGACAGTGGGATTTGAAGGCGCGGCAGGAGCGCGAGGCCGAAGGGAGGCCTATCCTCACCATCAACAAATGCGGCCAGTTCGTGCGCCAAGTCACTGGCGACATGCGCCAAATGCGGCCGGCGATCAAATGCGTTCCGGTCGACGAGGCCGCAGACAAAGAGGTGGCCGACAAAATCCTCCCCGGCATGATCCGCTATATCGAACAGCGGAGCGATGCGCAGGGCGCCTATTTCGCCGCCGCCGACCAGCAGGTTGCCGCCGGCATCGGCCATTGGCGCGTGACCACCGAATACGCCGGCTATTCGACGTTTAACCAGGAAATCCGCATTTCGCCGATCGAAGACGGCATTGCGGTGGTCTGGGACCCGGACGCGATGCAGCCTGATCGTTCAGACGCGCAGTTCTGTTTTGTGCCGGTCGATATGAGCCGGCCGGCGTTCGAGGCCAAGTATCCGAACAAGAACTGGGACTCTCTTCCGACGGTCCCCGAATTGTTCATGACGTGGTTTTCAGATGACCACGTTCGCGTTGCCGAATACTGGCGCAAGGTGCCATGCAAGCGGCGATTGGCGACCACGCCCGACGGGGCCGTGATCGACCTCACCGATATGGACGAGGATGATGCGGCCGAGATATTGGCCGCTGGCGCCGAAGTGGAGGAACGGGATAGCTACCGCGTCCAGCGGGCGCTG